GTATTCTTATTTTGTTTTGTAGTTTCAATCAAACCTTGTGGGTTATATTTCATTGGTATTTTACTTCCATTTGAACATCCACCAAGCCCAAAAACAATAATGTTTTCGTGGCTTTTTAGTGGTCTAAATTTACTATCCAAAAAACCTAATCCTGTTTTTTTATCCCAAATTAATTCATATTTAAATAGTTTGGGATTACTCATTATCAAAGCACTTGTAAATGGTTGCGAACCAAATAAAACTATTGCTCCGTTTGGTTTAATAATTCTTTCGTATTGTTCCCAAAGTGGCTCAAATGGTATTATTGTATCCCACTTGCAAGCTGTAGTGCCATAAGGGGGGTCTGTAATTATAGCATCAATACTTCCGTTTGGTATATCCTTCATAAGTTCCAAACAATCTCCTAACAATATTTCTTTTTTGCCCTCGCTCATTTTAATAAAAACTTTGTTTTGTATTTCAATTTAAGTTTATTATTTAATCAACCGTGCCAGCGTATAACACGGTTTACCTGCAATACCTCTCCACACTTGCGATAGTATCGTGTATAGCCCCGCCATGCGAGAATAGTGCTATTCGCTCAACTCTAAAGCCTCTATTTTTACCCATTGTGTTGCTGTGGTAGCCGAAAGTTATCACTATTCCATTTGGTTTCAGTATTCTTGGTAGTTCATCTTTGAGTTGGCGAAACGGAGAAGCCTTAATCCCTTTATACATTTCCATACTTTTACGATAGGCATAAGGCGGGTCTAACAATACCGTATCAAACCTTTCACCGTCCCATTCTTTTACAAATTGCAGTGCATCTTTATGGTAGTCTGCCAACGCTTCATCATCCAAATCATTGCGTATTTCATCAATGTTTAACTTCGTCCTACCAGCAAATAGATTCAATGTTTTTCCCTCGCACGTCTTTTCAGTCCATTCTCTGATAGGTTTGATACTAAATGTCCATCTACTTAATGGGCATTTGATGTAATCGAACAACGGCACAGCAGGTAACACAGTATATAGTGCATTGCTGTCCGTTCTTTTATCAACTTTTGTCATAATATTTATCTTTCTTTTTTCAATTCAATTTTGGTGCAAGCAACGCACCATATATAAACCGTTAGAACGAGGACTCGTTGACTGTTCCTCTATGACGGGTATAGGTCTCCTGTCTGAGTTTGACATAGGCGGGCGGCGGCATATCTTTTTCCACAAGACAGGCTATCATATTGGTGTCTAAGATATCATCGTGGTTGCCGTCGCCGTCTTTGTTGCCGTAGCTGCCATTGGGCTTCTGCTCATAGATGCTCGCCTCGTCATAAAACATATCATCGGGGTCGATAAAGAGGTCGTCTTCAAAGAGTACCACAAACCTATCTACCATATCCTGTTTGGTCTTGACGTTGGTGTTAAAGCCTATCTTGGTATATACACCCTGTCTGATGTCTTCCGGACTCGTCGCAGCACGTACATAGAGGTTCTTGTACTCCTCGCCTATAATATCCAACACACCGCGTATATGGTCGCCCTGCTGAACATAGTCGCGGCTCTCGGCTTTCTTGCGGTCAAAGGTGTTGCTCTCAAAGACAAGCAGGGCGTTCTTGTAGTAACGTGCCACCTTGACGGCAAGCGACGCCACACGGTCATAACGCATGTGTCCGCGCCACCGTGCCACGACCTCCAGACGTCCGCCCTCAAGGAGCTTAGGCATACGGTCTATGACGGTTATACAGGAGAAGTCGGCTTTCTCGCTCCTGCCACCTATATCGACCGCCACAATATACTGATGCTCGGTCTCAAGGCTGTCGGGCTTACGCCATATCCTGAGCTCGCTGTTGTCTTTGTTGCGGCTGTTAAACCTTAACTTGCCGTTCTGCTCCAACAGGTAGCCATACCACAGCGGCTCTTTGACATATTTGTTACGCATCGTCGCCACGATATAAGGCGAGAAGATGTTGGCACCGGAATATACGAAACACTCTATGTCATCGCTCGGTGCCTCCTGAGCCATGCTCCCGTGGTCATGGAAAGACTTTCGTTTGGCTATGTACCAATTGATATGCTCCAGGGTGGCGCCTTTCTCCCATAGGCTCCATAGGTACTGCCCGCTCTCTCTCGTCTCGCTTGGCGCTGTGTCGCTGTCTTTGTTCAGTATGAGCTCGGCGGCAAACAGTTCTTTCTCTTTGTCGGTAGCAAACTCAAGCATGTCGTTCTCTATCCAATAGAACGGTACGAACAGAGCCTTGCGGTTGGTATATTCTTTCTTGGCCAGCCGGTACTCATCATAGAAATAACCTGCCTGACCGTTGGCGGTGCTCTCGATGACCTGCAGGGTGTTAGGCATGAGCGATATGTTACCGTCTATATTGGTTATGACCTTTTCGGCTGTCTTGTTAGGGGTTGTACGCCAATAAGCCACCTCGGAGAAATGTGCCATAGCATAGTCGAGTCCGCGCGTCGATTCGTAGTTCTCGTAAGAGGCGACGGTAATCACGTTGTCACGAAAAGGTATATCCTTCTCGTTGACTACAATAAAGTCGTTGGCTGAGCCGTGATAAGGTGCGAACTTAAGCGACTTGGCGTCATAGAGAAACGCCGGCATCTCCTCAACGGCTTTCTCGTACATAGCTTTTATGCGCCGTGCGGTGTCTTTCGTCTGTGCTATGATGATGGCGTACCACCCTTTCATGACACGCATCTGGATCCATGCTATATATAGCTGAACGAGGGTGGATCCGCCCCATTGCCGTGCTTTGAGCAGCACCAGACGTATAGGCCTGCCGCTTATACGCATCTCCTCAAGCTTAAGCAGCAGTTGCCGCTGTGCGTAGTTGAGGATAAAAGGAACCATCTCGCCCGTGAGCTTGTGCTTTATATTACATTCGATAGCAAACCAAAAGCTTGGGTCACGGTCTAGCCGTGTGTTAAGAAGCTGCTGTGCCACCATCTCGGCCGTCAGTTCCATGTTATATTCCTTCAGAAACCACTTTATATAGGCTTGTATGCTGCCCTCTGTCATGACCTTCTGATAGAACGGATTGGTATATACCTCTTTGGTGAGCCATTGTCTTGGCATGCTGTAGTCAGGTATGACACACAGGTAGTCGTGTAGCTCCATACCCTTACCGGTCACCTGGTCATGGTCACCGATAAGACGGGCCTTGCGCTCCTCGCTCTCCCTTATCATCTGCTGGGCGAGTCTTATCATGTCTTTGTAGCTCTGACGCTGAGGTTTCGCCATAAGAGATATGATGAGAAGAACGACAAGAGGTGTGCCGCCCATGCCACACCCGGGATAACGATAAAGACAAGGTTGATGACCACGATGAGCCACACGCTCTTTTTCCATGAGGCGTACTGTCGCGCAAAGCAGGCGAAGATGAGCGCCGACAGCCCGCCGACAGGTTGAGCATGAGGAAGGAGCAGGGCGAGTAACGCCACCGAGAGGGTAGAACAGACAAAGCCTGCCGTAATAGTAGCCCATCGGGGGCGAAACATGAGAAGCGCCATGACGTTGGCAAGGTAGTGCCACAGGTTGGCATGGACGAGGTGAAAGGTAAGAAACGTCCACCACGGCGAGCTATGACAGGCAGCCATCGCAAGGCGTGTGTCATCGCCCACAAAGAGAGAGGGCAACGACAAGAGAGAGAGCAACACAGCCCCGCCGATGTTCTCTCTCTTAATCTGTAACCTCTTCAATAATATACTCACGTTTCATACGGCTTATTATAGCCAGCGCACGGGAATATGACAGGTAGAACTGCGGCGCACGACAGGCAATTGCAAACTGAACAATAAAAAAAACCGAGCACCCCTTAAACATGGGTTTGTCGGCAAGCTCCTTGTAGATGACATATATATCTTCTATCTGCTTTCGTCTGATATTACGCATATGCCGTGAGAGCGGCCGCCCCTTGACAAGGTTTAGTATCTCACGATAAACCTGATACAGAGAGACCCAAAACCGTGAGGTAGGCGACCTCAGGACTTTGCGTATGACCTCCTCGTTCGACAGGCGAGGGTTCTCCTTTCTTATCTCGTGATATTTCAGGTATAACTCTATATCACGTTCAAACAAATGTTCCGGACTGGCCATATTTCTTTTGGTATTTAGAAAGTGGTTTTCCACAAATCAATATGATGTCACCCGAATTTCCAAAAAAAGTTATCCACAGGTCTGCGTTTTTATCAAAAACACAAACTCGCATACCGAATTTAATTTGATTTGAGCCTGATAGAATAAAATATAAAACAGTTAGTCTATGGATAACACAGAGAAGAAAGAGAAAACAAAAAAGGAAGCGTTCTTAGAGCGTTTTTCTAAACGTAACCCCGACCTGAAGATAGATGACGAGGATGCGTACTATGACGCTATCATGCGCTTTATGGATGAGTTCGAGGAGTATGAGGAGAGGAGTAACAGGCTCCGTGAGAATATAGAGAAGTCTCCTGCCTATGCCGAGATGGTTATTGCCTCTCGCGGCAAGGATAACTTCGACCCTGTGATCTGGCTTGTGGAGAGCGGACAGCTTGACCTTGACGCCCTGCAGAGCGACCCCGACTACAATAAGAAGCTGGCAGATGCCCGCGCAGCGTATCTGGACAAGCTCACAAGCTCAAAGAAGCTTAAAGAGGAGCAGGAAAAAAACATGCCTGCGTCTGTTGAGGCGATACGCGTCAAGGCAGAAGAGATGGGTATAGATGACAAGACCACAGAAGAGATTGTGGGTAAGATGTACAAGCTCATGGATGACATGATAAGAGGTGTGCTGCCTCTTGACGTGTTCGAGATGCTTTATAAGGGCAGTATCAGCGACAAGGCTGTTGAGGAGGCACGTGCCGAAGGGGTGGCGGAAGGGCTGAACAAGAAGGTGGATGACAAGCTCCGTCAGATGCCTGCACCGTCGGCGCCCGCCGGCAGACAGACACCTGTCCCGGAAGTCAAACCCAAACCGGTTAAGAACCCATTCTTAGCTTAAAGAAACATGATTTTATAAACACATAACACAAACAAAAAAATGAAAGACATGAAAAAGTATTTTTATCTTTTCTGCAATGCTCTCCTTGTGATGCTTGCAGTATTTAGCGGAGGCGCAGTTGCTATGGCTATGGCTGTAGGCACGATAGGAAGCGACACAGACCCCAATGCGGGTAATCCGCTTGCCACCGCTACCAAAGACGACCCGGGCAAGGGTATAGACGCGCAGAGCAAAGGCACTACCGGCAGTGCTATGCGTGATGCCGGATTGGTGTTAGACGAAATAAATGACTACGTCACCCGGTTTAGGGCGTATCAGTTCCCGATGCATACGGACTTCCTGACGCGTGCCAAACAGATTAAGGTGGACACGAAAGAGCCGTCTAACTATGAGATTGGCGAGGCTATCCTCGACTGCGTCACCGAAACTGCTTACACAGCACTTGACGCTCAGTCGCAGGACGTCTATAACACCTCTATCAACCTTGCTACTTATCTATTCGACAACGACAAGAAGCTGTTCTCAGAGGGTTGTACCATCCTTTGCCCTACTATTGTAGGCTACAACGCCGCCGGCAATGCCGATGGCGGTCCGCTCGTGCTGTACTGCACCGCAAAAGATTCCTCCAATATCACGGTTGTTCCTCTTAACGGCCCTCTCAACCAGGGTGCTATGTATGTACCTGCTCTTGCCAGCGGCACTAAGCTGCAGGTGATGGCACCGGCTCTCTCGGAGTCAGAGGTTGAGGTTGCTCCCGACAGCGCATACCCCGCAGAGGTGAAGCACTACCTGCAGAAGAAGGCATGTGCCATCACCTGGACAGAGCTCTTCGAGCGTATCAAGAAAAAGGCAAACTGGAACGTACAGGACATCAAGGACTGGCAGCTTGCCATGTTCCGCAAGAAATGTACCCGCACCATGCTCATTGGCGTACAGTCTCGCAGGATGAAGACCAACAGCAAGACCGGAACGGAGTATGTATATACTCAGCAGGGCTGCTTACGTCAGCTTCGTCTGGGTTATCAGATAAGCGGCAACTGGACATTTGAGGATCTGATTGGCATCACTAAGATGCTGTTCGGCAGGTTCGCCACCACCAGCGAGATGGATGTTTATGTTGGTCCCGATGCTATGGAGAAGATCGCCAATATCGATTTCTCGAGCCATCCTGAGATTACCGTATC